CATCAGCAAGAAGTTCTTAGAGTTGCTGTGAAAAATCGTATGATAGACGAACATGGCCGTGCCCAAAATGCTGAAGCTATGCGAGAACATACTAACCAAATCAAAGCAGACATGATACGAATGCAAGAGATTGCCGTTCAACATGTTGCTATTGCCAAACTTACGCAATCTTTCCATGATAGGTTTGGCAAATACACTAGTGCGTTGTTTGGAGGTAAGGGGCCGTTTGGTACGATTATGTTAGGGTTGGGGCTTTTAGGTGGCAGCATCACTAAGCTATATGACCAGTTTGTAAAGGCAGCTGACATTGGTATGTTGGGTGCAAATGATTGGCTTGGAAGCTTTGCACGTCTTCATCAAACATCTATTTTGCTCGGAACAAGCTTTGAAGAAACTGCAAAGATCTTTCAAGAAAACCGTCGAATGGCCTATAGTGTAGGAGACAGTGTAGGAGATTTTGCCGATGCTTTAGATGAAGGGCAGAAAAGTCTAATCCTGTTAGGTATGGGCAATGAAGAAGCAGCCAAGTCTGCAGTCGATTTTGCTAAGAACGCTACTAAAGCAGGTATTGACATTACAAGTAACGATAAAGTCAAGAAAGCAATGAAAGCTCAAACTGAAGCATATGGTCGATTGAAAGTATTGACCGGTGCTTCTGCCTCTGAGTTCAAAGCTTTGAATGACGAACTGTTTGATGCTCAATCAATTCAGCAACAAATGAACGGTCTAAGTCAGGATGAACGAACAATAAGAATGGAAGCAATGTTCAAACTACGTGAAGACTTTGTCAAGTTGGGTCTTAGTGCTCAATCAGCTAATAAAGCTCTTGTATCAATTCAAGACTTAGGTAAAGAGAAGTTAGCAGACCGATTTACTCAAGCAGCAAAGTTTCAACAGTTAGCAGGTGTTCTTGGTATGAAGAATGCAGTTCAACTTGGTCAAATAGTTCGTAAGGGTGACAGAGCAACAGCTGATGAGAAGAAGATGCTAATGGAGTCAGCTGTTGAAATGCAGAAACGAGCAGATGAAAGAAGACGCGGAAGTTATGGTGATGAAAACTTGATACAAGCTCTTGAAGGTGGATTGACTGGACCGTTAGCTGCATTGATGGACCAAGGTCGAGAAGCATCTAAAACGACTGATGCTTTAGGTAAGTTTGTTCAGAGTGCATTTGGTAAGCAAACAGTTGATGGTGATATTAAGATACCACCTTGGGCTGCAACATTGATTGACATCGGCCATAGCATTTCAACTGTGTTAGGTAACCCAATTTTTCAAGCATTGAGCGGTATAGGTTTAGCTGTATGGGGATGGTTGAAATTTGCAAAACCTTTAGGCAATACCATTACAAGTATGAGAGATAGCCTACTTGATATTGTTAGAAATACCGGCGCCAATGATCAAACAACTGCACGAGGAAGAGCTGCAAGTAGAAGACGAGACGAAACTCAACGTAGAAGAGGAGTAAGAAACCCGTCAGGAAATCGTGCAAGCCCTGCACCTAGTGGTTCTTCAAGATTAGGTGGAAGATGGGGAAGAATTGGAATGGGTGGAGCAGGTGGAGTACTTGCAGGATTGGCAACGAATGCTATCATGGACCATCAAACTGATCCTAATACTGGCGAAATGTCAACCGGTGGTAAATGGGCTTCAGTGCTCGGGAGTGCTCTTTCAGGTGCTTCTTTAGGAATGATGACCGGAAACCCATTGGGTATAGCAGCTGGGGCAGTTGGTGGTGGCCTTTTTGGAGCGTGGAATGCATTTAGAGACAGTTCTTCATCAGGTGCTTCATCATCTTCAGGTGTAGTAAGTACTCATCCATCATCTGGAACTGGTCCTTCGTCGATCTATAGCTCTTATCCGTCTGGAACTAATCCTCAGTCAATCTATAGTCCTCAACCGAGTGCAACTACATCATCTAAAGTAACTCCCATTGGAGGTTCTACATCCGGGACATCTAGTTCTAGTAGTTCAAATGAAGAGGATGCTCCAGTCATTAGACTATCAAAAGACACAATCACTAAACTTGGAAACTACTTGACTACTTTGAACGACACACAAACTAAGTCACTAAATATAGAACAAGACCAGCTTGATATGCTTGCTGCATTAGTCACAGCAAGTGATGAAGCATATAAGAACGCTAAGTCTCTCAAACCGATACCAGGTCATTCGTCCTTGTTTGGTAGAGGTGGTCGTTATGAATACATCAACTAATACACACGGATATACTAAATGGCAACTTTACAAAGTTACTTCAGAATAATCACACCTGTGTCAAGTCAAAAGCAATATACCCAATTGCATGGTGACTCGACCAACATGAATGGTCCAAACGGGTTATCAAATGCAACATCATCAGTTGCATTTCTTACTCAGGTGATGAAAGGTGCTGGAACACGGCTACAACGCTACATTCAATATGATAGCATGGACAATGACATTGACATTTCCCGTGCATTAGACATCATTGCTGAAGAGATATCAAATGATGATGAAACGACAAACCTTCCTTTTGAGATTGAGTACCAGACTGAAGATGACCAAGAAGTGTCAGAAAATACCGTTACAACTATTCGAGCGGCTCTAAGACATTGGTCAAAACTTCAAGACTTTAGCAATCGTATCTTTCGTATTGGTCGCATTATGTCAAAGTATGGAGACTGCTTCTTTAGGAAAACGTCTGACGTCAAAAAGTGGGAATATCTTGACCCGTCTAAAGTCTTAGGTATCTACCTAAATGATGAAGGTGACCGAGTTGCATATCAACTGAAAGGAGATGGCGGTGGAATGGTTGGTTATGCCGGCAAGATAACAGATGTAGAAGTTGTTCCTGCAGAAGGTATCATACACTTTACGTTATCTGATGAAATGGGAGAAAGTGCTCCATTTGGTGAGAGTGTTCTACAACCTATCTTCAGAACATTCAAACAACTTCAAATGCTTGAAGACTCTGTCATTATCTACCGTCTTGTTAGAGCTCCAGAGAGACGAGTGTTCTATGTTGATGTTGGGAACATGCCCCCACAACGTATCAAACAGTATCTTGAGAACATTAAGAATGAGATACGTCAGAAGAGAATGCCAAACACGACTAACAATCAAGACGTTATCGATGGAACCTACAATCCTAACTCTATCTCTGAAGATTACTACTTCCCGGTGACTACATCAGGTCGTTCATCTCGTGTTGAAGTATTACCAGGTGGTGAGAACCTTGGAGAGTTGAATGAGCTTAAGTACTTCAGAGAGAAACTCTACAAAGGTCTTCGTGTTCCGACTTCTTACTTAGGTGGTGCAGATAATGAACCACAACAATACAATGACGGGAAGATGGGTGTTGCACTTCTTGACGAACTTCGATTTGCTAACTACATCCGTCGATTACAGAACAAGATTGAGTATGTTATCGATGAACAATTCAAAATTTACTTGAAAACTATTGGTATCAATGTTGAAGATTGGTTGTTCTTACTTAGATTACCTGAACCACAAAACTTTGGTATCTATCGACAAAATGCTCTTGATACTGACCTCATCAATGCATTCAAGTCTATTGAGGATGTGAGGCAATTATCAATGAGATGGAAAATGAAACGTTATTTAGGATTGTCTGAAGATGATATGCAAATGAATGAGAAAATGCTCAAACAAGAACTTGAGATTGATGAGAATTGTAATGTGTCTGATTTACGTCAAATCTATGATCCTGTTCAAATGGAAGCAAGACAAGCTGCTAAAATCAAACCTGCTCATATTGAAAAAGATGATCTACCTGCGGGAGGTGGAGGTGGTGATGAACTCGGTGGATTAGATATGGGAGGCGGTTCTGCTCCGCCTCCTGGTGATGATTTGAGCGGAGGATTAGGTGGCGATCTTGGTGGAGGATTAGGAGGAGGACCAGCTGATATGGGTGGAGGTCCTGGAGGTGGCATGGATAACTTAGGATTATAAACTTTATTGATTTTAAGAATAATTCATAAATAGAAAATCAATGAAACAAACATATACACATGGAGAAACTAATATGACATCACAATTTTTATGTGAAACCTTAGCACCTGAAGAAGCTAATCTTATTGAAAGTATTGATGATGGAAAGAACTATTATCTTTCTGGTATCATGATGCAATCCGAATGTACTAATGGCAATGGACGTATCTATCAATTGATTGAAATGCAAAAAGTTGTAGAAGAAGCATCAAGAAAGATAGCTTCAGGTCAATTGATCATGGGAGAGTTGCAACATCCAGACAATATCAAAATCAACCTTGAAAAAGTATCTCATGCAATTACTGAAATGAGAATGGACGGAAACAATGTAGTTGGGAAAATGAAACTTCTAAACACTCCAACAGGAAACATTGCAAAAGCAATCATGGAAGGTGGAGTTAGACTTGGAGTTAGCTCACGTGGAACAGGTTCGGTTGGAACTGATGGTCGTGTAAGTGGATTTAGCTTTGTCACAGTCGATATTGTTGATAATCCATCTGCTCCAGATGCTCGTCCAAATCTTGTTCGTGAAGCTCAAGAGAATACCAAAATCGTTACACTTGCTGAGATTGTTGTTGAAGACAAGAGTGCTCAAAAGTATCTCGAAAAAGAGGTCAAAAAATTCTTACTATCAATCATTACTTCTAAAGCAAAATAATGAAACTTCAAGAACTTTTCTCACAAAAAGCAACACTTACTGAAGCATCGTCTGGATACGCAACACCAGACGATGTGTTATTACTTTTTGTTCAAAAGCAATTAGTAGGTAAAGAGTTAGCTCGAGTGTCAATGACAGACCCGTCTTCAGCAATAGTCGTTCAGGAAGTGGCAAAGCATTCACTTGCAGATGATAATACTTATTTGATAAAGTATAATAAACATAACGAATGGCATCCATTGAACGAACATAAGGAGTATAAAGAAGCTTTTGTCAAGAAAATTGCAAAGTGGATATCAAAGGGGACTAAAGTTTTATTTGAGTCCCCAAATTGGCAACAGACAGGATTGCTTGGATTGAACATTGATGTAAAAGCTCCATATGATGATAAGTTTGCTGGCGGATTACTTTCTCATGTCAAAGAAGGACTTCCAGTTATCATTGGACCTAAAGCAAATAATCCATTGAAACAAGCTGCATCGATAATCAATCATAACTACATTTTAAAAAACAGAAAAGATGTTCTTGCATGTCAAGAAGAACTCATCGACAACGGACTAAAAGATTTTGCAGAACTATAAAAAGGAAATAAACTCATGAAAACAATTGAACAATTATTAGAAATCGCTGGCATCAAAGATATTGATAATGCAATCAAAATTTTGAATGAAGAAGACTTACATTCAATACTATATAAGATTGATAAATGGATGCCTGCTGATCCCGATCTTCAAAAAGAATTTTACGAAATTAATGATCCTCAAGAACTGGCAGATTTTCTCGAGAATAATGCTGATGAAGGAGAATTACACAGATTTGGATTTAGAGGAAACTGGTTAGCATTGGCTAATTTAGAATTAGCTAATAGAAAATAATATCGTAAAATCTATAATGTAAATAGATTTTTATAAACTAATATGTAGGAGATACAAATATGTCAGAAACAAAAGACGCTATAAGAAGTTGTGTACAAAATCTTATTAAAGATAATACTACTCAAGCTGAAGTAGATTTACATCCAGTATTTACAACTAAGATGAAAGAAATAGCAGGTATTCAATCAAATGTAGATAATGAACATGTTTCTAATGAACCTGAAGAAGAAACAGAATAGAAAATACAAGTTTATAGGTATTTGCCATAAATAAACTTAGCACCCTTGAATTAGGGTTTTAGATAATCAATATATCTTTGGAGGTTAAATCTATGGATGAAATTTTACAAAAACTTTTAGAAACAGACCTACTTAGCGAAGACACAAAAACTGAAATCTCAGAAGCATGGGCTGAAGCTGTTGAAGCTAAGCGTACAGAAATCAGAGAAGAAGTAGCTTTGGAAGTTCGTGCTGAGTTAGCTGAACAATTTGTTGTTGCTCGTGAAGCATTAGTTGATAAGGTTGATGCATTTGTTTCTGAACAACTAAAACAATCTTACATCGAATTGAAAAGCGATATTGAACGTTTCCGCGATTTGGAAGCTGAATATGCTGGTAAATTAGTTGAAGAAAAGAAAAGATTAGCAGAAGAAGTTGAGTCTGAAATCGAGTCTTTAGTTGATAAATTGGACTCTTTCTTGGAAGTTCGTCTTTCAGAAGAGTTGGAAGAAATGAAAGAAGATTTAGAAGTTGTCAAACAAAATGATTTCGGTAAACGTGTATTCGAAGCATTCGTAAATGAATATGCAAAATCATATGTAGATGAAACTTCTATTCAATCACAATTAAGTATTGCAGAAAGTAAATTAGCAGATGCTGAAAAACGTATGCAAGAAGTTGAAACAGAAAAAGCACAGTTAGTTCGTGAAGCAAAAATGCAAGAAGTTTTGAGACCTCTTTCTGGTTCAAAACGTGAGCAAATGAGTTTCGTGTTACAAAATGTTGAAACCGAAAAACTTGAAGAAGCTTATGGTTACTTCATTGGTCGTATTTTGAAAGAAGACGTAGCACCAACTAAACCAAAAGGCAAAGTCATCAATGAAGATAAAACTTTAGATGAAGCTGTCATTCTTGCAACTGGTGATGGTGAACAACCTGTGATTTCTGAACAAAAACAAAAATCTAATGCTGACTTACAATTCTTAAAAAGAATTGCCGGCATAACATCTTAAAATAAAATCTTAATAAATCTGAATAGGAGTTAACTATATGGAACTTTTTGAAAATTGGTCACAAACTAAAGAAGCTTTACTAACTGAATTGCCAGCTCATAAGAAAGCTTACATGGGCCGTATTATGGAAAACACCAAACAACAGTTGATAAAGGAAACTGCAGCTGCTGGTGTTAACGCTGCCGGTGCAATCGGTAACTTCCAAAAAATCATTATCCCGATGATCCGTCGTATTATCCCTGGCACTATTGCTACTGAACTTGTTGGTATCCAACCAATGTCTGGACCAGTATCTTTAGCTTACTCATTACGCTTCTTGTTCTCAAACAGCACTGACGTTCCTGCTGCTGGTGTTGGTCCTGAAGACATCATCGGTACAGAAACCGGTTTGGTTGGTGCTACTGAGGTATTCGGTAACAACAGCAAAACAAAACGTTGGTATTCTGGTGCAATCGGCGCGGATAACTTAGCTCTTGGTACTGCAGCTCTTACTGCTGACTTCGAAGCTTATGGCGGACGTCAATTGCAATTAGAAGTATTGAAACAAACTGTTACTGCTGGTTCACGTAAATTACAAGCTAAATGGACAGTTGAAGCAATGCAAGATCTTTCTGCACAACACGGTCTTGACCTTGAAGCAGAAATCACAGCAGCTCTTTCTGCTGAAATCGTGTCTGAGATTGACAACGAAATCATCAACGATTTGATCGCTCTTGCTGGTACTGTTGAAACTTTCGACATGAACGGTACTTTTACTGGTGTTCCTAACTATGTTGGTGACCGTCATGCAGTTCTTGGTACTTTGATCAATAAAGTAGCAAACGAGATTGCTCGTAAAACTCGTCGTAATGCTGCTAACTGGATTGTTGTATCTCCAATCGTTGCATCAGTATTACAATCTGCTGCTAAATCAGTATTTGCTCCTGCAGTTGCTGGTTCTTTCGAAGGTCCAAACAACACTAAATTGATTGGTACTTTAAACGGTTCAATCAAAGTTTATACTTACATCTATCATGACACCGGTGCTGAACCAATCTTAGTTGGTTACAAAGGTGGAAATGGTGAAATGGACACTGGTTACTTTTATTGTCCTTATGTTCCATTGATGAGTTCAAACGTATTGTTCGATCCTGCAACTTACAATCCCCAAGTTAGTCTGATGACTAGATATGGTAAAGCTACCTTTACTGATACTGCTACTTCATTGGGCAATTCGGCGGATTATTATGGCCGAGTTAATGTTGCAAATCTTTCATTCGTCTAATTAGTAATTAGAAAATACGGAAGTAATAAAAACCCGCTGAAAGGCGGGTTTTTAGTCTTATTCATTTTATAATGTGATATAATATATTTTATTTGAACTTATGTTATATGCCATATCCAATCAAAACTTATCCATCATCACTTGATACTTTAGAAGATTGTCAAGCTTTCATAAAAACTTCGTTATTACACAGTAATGGGGAAAGTAAAGGCAGTCCAGCTTTTAGATATGTTCCTTCAAATTTATGGAATGATATTGAACGTGAAGCTAAAAAACTGGGTCTTCATTCTTTGAATAAAACTGAACAAGTTTTATGGATATATAAAAATTATACATCTTATCCTAAACAGTGTTTAGAATGTAATAAAGATATTATTACTTTTATAAGTTTTCAAAACCCATACCCGAGAAATTTTTGTTCTTCTAATTGTCAAAATATAAATTTAGACGTTCAAACGAAAAAGAAAATTACTTCTAATAAAAATTATGGCACTAATTATCCGTGTCAATCTGAAAAGTATAAAAAAGAAATGATTGATGTTTATCAAGAAAGATATGGTGTAAATCATCCAATGCAAAATGCTGAGGTATTTCATTCTGTAAGTAATAAAATATACAAAAAGAAACCTTATATATTCCCATCCGGTAAAAAAGTAAAAGTAATGGGATATGAAAACTTCATTATTGATTACTTATTGTTTATTGGTTATGATGAACAAGAAATTGAAATAGAACATAATTTATACATTCCATATCAATTTGAAAATAAAACTAAAATGTATCATCCTGATATTTTTATTCCAAAAGATAATCTGATTATTGAAGTCAAATCAACTTATACAGTGACATGTGATATAGAAAAGAACAGAGCTAAAGCTCTTGGAGCAATCAATGCAGGTTATAGCTTTAGACTTTTGGTATGGGATGATGCAGAAAAAGAAGCTAAAGTCTTCAGCTTCTAAAAGTCTGGGAACATAACAGTTTACATTTGAACAGTCTTATGTTATAATGTGTAAAAATATCAATCAAAATCAAAAGCATATATGACAAAAAAGTATAGTTCTATTATAAAGTTTGCTCCTGAACATGACCCGACACCAAGACCTTTACCTTTCGTAATTTCTGATAAAGACTTTGGCCAAGAACGACCTGATACCCATTCTAATATATGGGAAGATGTTTCATTATTG